AACCCCAGATGGGCGGGATTTAAGGAAACGGATTACATGAATGCTTCTTCCAGTGTTTATGACGGCACGGAACAGTCCGGCCCGTCTTCCGGTCATGTGGAAGTAAAATCCGGTGAATTTGACCTGCGCGGATATGAGATCGCACGCTCACAGTTTTTTGACAGCACGGACCGTATAACCGTTACCTTCAGCCAGGGAGATATCCGCTTTTCCGCTCCTGCCGTCCGCAAACTTGACAGCACGCTTGTAGAACTTCTCATACACCCAAAGAAACTGGTCTTTGCCGTAAGGAATGCGGGAAAAGACTGCCGGAATGCCATGCAGTGGTCTAAAAAGAAAGACGGCAAAAACTCCCCACGTGAGATCAGCGGGACTGCATTTCTTCCCACTCTATATTCCCTCCTCGGCTGGAACGATGACTGCCGTTACCGCATCACTGGGGTAAAGCGTGGCAGCGGGAATGATGCCGTACTGCTCTTCAACCTTTCCGAACCGGAGATATTCATTCCCAATGACATGGTCGGTGCACCGGATGCGGATCCGGCCGTAAAACCCTTTACGGACAACCAGCAGAGAAATGTCCGAGCCTATCCGCCTGACTGGGCAGACACATTTGGGAGCAATTATTACAGCCACGCACAGGCAGAGGAACTTGCCGGATTCACCGGACGTAAAGACCCGGATACCTCCCATGCCCCGGTAACATACAACGACACTGATATACAGGTCACCAGTAAAAATGACATCGAAAAGAATATTAAACAGATCATGTCAGATATGAAGGAGAACACAGATGAACATACAGACAAACGATGAAAAGAATACCATTCCCGTGACCGAGGATGATGCATTCAGCTATGACGGGTATCAGGTCGTCCGCGGCGAGTTCTTTGCCCATACCTATGAACCGTCCTTTACTTTTAATTCCAGCAAGGTATCCGTAAACACCGCATGCATAAAAAAACTGCCGGATACGGATTTTGTGCAGATACTCGTAAACCCGGATGAAAAGAAACTGGCGGTGCGTCCATGCCAGGAGGATGAGAAGGATTCCTTCCGATGGTGTTCCGCAACGGCAAAACGCTCTCCCAGACAGATCACCTGCCGTATCTTTTTTGCCAAGGTCGTGTCGCTTATGGGATGGAATTCATCCTACCGCTATAAACTGCTTGGGAAGCTGATACGGTCAGACAATGAACTTCTCTTTGTCTTTGACCTCACCACGCCTGAGATCTTCGTGCGTGAGGAGAAAGAAGACGGGAAGATAAAAGCGTCCCGCACGCCAAGCTATCCGGAAGAATGGCAGAACCAGTTCGGTGTGCCTGTCGAGGAACACCAGAGCAGTTTACAGGTCAACATGTTTGACGGTTATGCGGTGTTCGGCATCTCCGAAAACAATACCGCTGAACCGGAAGAAGAAAAAACAGAACATCCAGAAAAGGAGGAACAGCATTATGAACAGAGAAACCTCTTTGAAGCCGGTCCTATGCATTGACTTAAAGAAAAACAGGATACGCATACACAAGCTCACGCTCCATATGCTCGGTGATCCGGAGTATATCCAGCTGCTTGTAAACCCGCAGGACAGCATGATCGCCATAAGAAAAAGCGTGCGTAAGGATTACCTTGCCCACCGTGTGCGCTACAGTAAAGCCGACAGCCGTTACTGTTACGAATTATACAGTACGGAGCTTTTACAGGCATTACGGCATACAGGCATACACCTTGAGGACAACCACAGCTACCGTATCTACGGTGCACTGAATCCAAAAGAATGCCTGGCCAGCTTTTCCATGAATGAATGCGTGCTTGTAGATGATATGACCCGAACGGAGGAATCAGTATGAACAACAGACCAGTCCCGGAACTTCAGACGGATCCAGAATTTGATGAGCTGATACAGCCAAGGGAAGAAAAGTACCTGGAAGAACTAGAAGAAAACATCTTTGACCACGGATGCCGAGAGCCTTTATGTGTATGGAACGGTATCATACTTGACGGCCGTCTGCGGTATAAGATCTGTACAAAATGGGATATCCATTTCAACATCCGGTGCATCATGTTTGAAAGCCGTGATAAGGCTGTCTCTTTTATCTGCCATGAACAGCTTAAACGTACAGACCTTACCGGGGAATACAAAAAATACCTGATAGGCAGACTGTTCCGTGCGGACATGAATACCGCCAGTGATGAATTCATGAAAAACCATCCTGACACGGAACTGAATGCAGACGGACAGGTATCACAGAAATATGTCCGTAAGACGGATATTGCCACCATCATAGGCACGGAATTTAATTTCGGTTTTTCCACCGTGACAAAATATGATATTTATGCCCGTGCGGTCGATGACCTGAAACGGAAAAGCCCGGAGATCGCAGAAAAGATATTAAACGGGAAACTCCGTGTATCCCATGAAAATATCATAGAACTCTCCCGTCTTCCCATTGAGGATATCAACGGACTGAAAAGGCTCTTGGACAGCGGATCTATAGACCGCATCGGATACTCCCAGCTCCGGCACGAACTCAGGTGGCAGAGGCTTCCCACCGGAAAACCGGACTCAAGAAGGATAAAACGGGAAAAGGAAAGTGCCGAAGCCGGAATTAAGCAGATGCCCGCCACTGACCCGGATGCGGAACTTGAAAGCCTTAAATTCACGATTCCTTCATGGTCAAAGACCATATCAAGGACAATGGAGCTTACAGATTTTCCTTCCACCTCAGTTAATGCAAGGCGTGAAGTGAAGATGCAGCTGTTAAACCTAACAAGAAAAATAACCAGACTGCTTTCGCAGCTTGAGGAGGATGATCCAGATGACAGAAGAACAGACAGCCGGACAAACGCCACAGGCCATTGACCTGATGCAGTTCGTCCCAAAAGTACACTTTGAACAGATCCCTATCAGGAATCTCGTATCCAACCAGGAATACCAGCGCAACCTCTCACAGCACCATGTCCAGCGTGCTGCCGCCAACTTTGACCTGTACCAGATAAATCCCGTAAAGGTCAGCCGGAGGGACGGCATCAACTATGTATTCAACGGGCAGCACACCATTGAGATCGTTGCCCTCGTTTCAGGATCCAGGGAGACACCCGTGTGGTGCATGGTATACGATGACCTCGGATATGAACATGAAGCGGATATCTTTGCAAACCAGATGAAATATGTAAAGCCCCTGCTGCCTTATGAGATATTCATGGCGAACATAGAGGCCGGCAATGACAAACAGCTCATCATCCGTGACCTGGTGGAATCCTATGACCTTACCATCGCTTCCACCACGACCCCGGGCGGTATCTGCGCTGTCGCAACCCTGGAAAACATCCACGACAAATACGGCTACCATATGCTCGACCATGTCATCCGGCTCATCGCAGCAACATGGGAAGGGGCATCCCAGTCCTTCAGCGCAAACATGATGAACGGACTGGCGCGTTTTCTGAATGCATATGGTGATGCCATAAAAGATGATGTATTTAAGGAAAAGCTAGGAAGGATATCCATCAAGGAACTCGCCCGCACTGCAAAGGACAGGCGTTCCGGTTCCCTCGGATTTGCGGAAGCCATACTGATATACTACAACAAAAAAAGCCGGAATCCGCTTACCTGGGATAAGCTTTATACCCACAAGCTCCCGCAGAAAAAAGCCGTGGAAGAAGAACCGTCCGATATCCCGGAACAGGACGATGCTGACCGGATGGATATGGACGGTCAGAGCAGCCAGCTTGACCTGTTCGGATTTCAGGATAATAAGGTTTCCGAATAGTTTATACGGAAACCTTTATCCTGCTTCCTTCCAGAAAGAAGAACTCATATTTCTTTGCACCAAGCACCGTCACTTCCGCAAGGACAAGCTGTGCGATCTCGGGAACAAATCTACCAAGCGGATCATTCCCCGTGGCTTCCATCATCTGCTCTGCACGTATCTTTTCAAGCGAACTGCCGTCTGTCTTCATCTGATTCCATCTTTCCATGAACTTTTCCCTATCTGCCACCAGTTTATTGAATGCCTTCACAAATCCCTTTTCAAGGTCGGAATTGTCAACATAGGCATTGCTGCATGTTACCCTTCCATCCGTCCGGTGATTCTTGCACTGCCACTGTACGATTCCCCTTGATTTCCATGAATGTCTTGTAAACAGGCTTTTGCACTCACCGCAGAATACTTTCTCGCAGAACGGTATGCAGTCCGCACCGTAACTGTACCTGTCCGTTCCGTGGTCTTTCATGAACCGTTCCCTGCGTTCAAATTCTTCCTGCACCGCATTCCATGTTTCCTTATCTATGATTCCCTTATGGCTGTCCTTAACATAGACCTGTGCTATTTCCCCGTTATTTTTTACCTGACGCTTGGTAAGGAAATCAGCCGTATAAGTCTTCTGCAGAAGCGCATCGCCCATATGCTTTTCCTGTTTCAGGATACCCACGATTGTGCTTGGATACCATTTCGTCTGTCCGTTGCATCCCGGAACCTTCTCTTCCGTCAGTTCCTTCGCAATCTGTGCCGGATTGATGCCGATAAGGAAATCCCTGTAGATGCGTCTTACCGTTTTTGCCTGTTCCTTATTGATGACCAGCTTCCCGTTCTCATCCTTATCATAGCCTAAGAACTTGAATGTATTCAGATGCATCTCACCATTCTTGAATTTGGTGCGGATGCCCCATTTGCAGTTTTCTGAAATGTTTCTTGACTCATCCTGAGCAAGCGAGCTTAATATCGTGAAAAGCAGCTCCCCAGTGGAATCAAGGGTATTGATGTTTTCTTTCTCAAATATGATGCCAATTCCAAGGTTCTTTAATTTTCTGGAATATGCCAGACAGTCCTGCGTGTTTCTGGCAAAACGGCTGATAGACTTTGTAATGACAAGGTCTATCTTACCGGCTTCGCAGTCTGCGATCATTCTTTTGAACTGTTCCCTTTTCTTTGTATTGGTTCCTGAAATACCCTCATCCGCATAGATGCCCGCCATTTCATAATTTTCATGGTCATTGATATATTTGGTGTAATAATCGACCTGTGCTTCAAAGCTGTGGAGCTGGTCTTCCTGATCCGTGGAAACACGGCAGTAGGCCGCCACCCTTATCTTCTTTTCCTGTACCGCCCTGCATCCTGTTTCACGCTGTCGGTTTCTTGCTGGTATAACTGTAACGCTTCTTGCCATTCTTATCATCCTTTCTCTGAATATAAATATCTTTTTTGATTTCTCCCCATCCCCTGATAACGGAGTCAGGTATCCTTGTCCCCCTGCAGAATGCCACTCCTTTTCGTTTTGCCCCGTTGCATATCCATATGACCTTATGGCTTTTCGGATTTACATGGCGGACCAGTCTGCTTCCGCAGAGTCCGCAGAATATCTTCTTTCTGTACGGATATGCTTCTTCCGTATTTTCCGGTATTGCTTCCGGCACTTTCTTCTTATGCCTTCTTTTCCATGAACTCTCCTTCAGATAGGTGAATTCCTTTGTACCCTTTACGGAAGGTTTCTCATCAATATACATATTTCCGTCAAAATGCCATGCTTTCCGAAGCACCCCGTCCGGAATGTTTATCCCTTCGCAGAATGATTTTCCATGCCGCTTCGTACCGCTGCACCCCCAGTTCAGTCTGTTGCCGTTACTGTAGATGCGTCTGTAAAGCGGATGTCCGCATTTTGCACAGAATATCCTGTTCATGTATGGGTAGTTATCTTCCGTAAATTCTTCGATCACCGAACCTTCGGCAAGGTAATCCCGCTTTGCTTCAATGGCATCCTGTGCCTTCTGCCAGAGTTCAGGGGATACGATTGCTTCATGGTCATCCTCGATATACCAGGCATCTACTTCTCCCCTGTTTCTCACCAGTTTTCTTTCTTCATTCACAAAATGCTTATGCATGATGTAATCACCTTTATAGATTTCATTTTCAATGAGACGGAACACCGTGCTGTCGATCCATTCTGCACCACCCACGGTCTTTACCCCGTTTTCATTCAGGTACCGTTTGATTGATGCAGGAGTATATCCGTCTGCTGCCATCTCATAGATCTTTCTTACCCATACGGCTTCCTCTTCATCTGCAATATAGACTCCCCGCTCATCCTTCTTAAATCCGAAAGACCGCTCAAGGTACTGCACGGGGATCCCTGCCTCGTACTTTCTCTGGTACACCATCTTTGCACCAACACTTCCGCTCTCGCTTTCTGCCTGTGCAAATGCAGCAAGGATCGTAAGCATAAGCTCGCCTTCCCCTGACAGGGTATTGATATTCTGGAGTTCAAAAAAAACACCAACATTCAGTTCTTTCAGCTTTCGTGTAGCTTCCAGAACGATTGAGGTGTTTCTTGCAAAACGTGATACCGATTTTGTTAATATAAGGTCTATCTTCCCTTTTTGTGCATCAGCAAGCATCTTCTGCAGACCGGGTCTTTTTTCCTTGAACCCTGATATGGCAAAGTCACTGTAAACTCCGGCATACTCGTAATCAGGATTACTGGTAATGGCTTCTTCATAATGCCTGATCTGGTTTTCCAGTGAATTTTCCTGTTCATCTGCATCCGTTGAGACACGGCAGTAAGCACATACCTTAAGTTTACGCTTCTGTATGCTGTTTCCTTCCCTTATCTGAATCTCCAATTTCTGCCACTCCTTTCTCTTTGGGTAGTCTATATATCACTCTGAAAGCCAATAATAGCAAGTACAATCTGCGATACCTTTCACCTTTCTTTCCTTGGCATAAATGGAAAAAAATACGGCTGACAGCCATTACTGACCATCAGCCATATCCTTATTTCAGGAGTTCATTTACCCTTTTCTGTACTGCGGAATAATCATATCCGGCAGAAGTGATCCTCTTCTTTCTGTCAGCACCATTTCCCCACTTGCCCCGGATGACTTCACGGGCAACCGCATCAATTGATTTCTGATTGGATGTACCTTTTGCAAGCTGGTTGACTTTTGCCTGTACGGCAGCATAGTCATATCCGGCAGCTTTCAGACGGTTCTTGCGTTCTTCTCCATTGCCCCATTTTCCTGCCATAACTTCTTTTGCCACCTCTTCCACACTCTTCTTAGCTGTGGACGGTACGGGTGTTACTGTTGCTGCATCGTACTTTGGAGCGGCATATCCCCGGATATATCCCCATCCGACAGGGATCACACGCCTTGCCACTGCTTCTCCCTTATTTCCTTCAATGACTGTGATATTACTGCCGGACACGGATTCAACGTATCCGATATGGTCTGCATTTCCGTCATTCGGCTGTGTGGATTTATCCCAGTTATATGCGATCACATACCCAGGCTTTGGTGTGATCGTGCCGTCCTCGATCCAGATTCCTTTCTGCTTAAAGATCTCAATGTGCTTTTCCACACCGCACTCCCTACCGATAAGTTCTTCACACCCTGCCTTAACTGCTGCGGCAGATACACAGGTGTCACACCACTCATCACTGTACTTCACGGCATATCCTCTCGGCAGTGGTTTTACACTGTTATACAGGTCGATGATCTCTTTGAATCTTCCGTTGGATTCATTAAATCCGAGCCATTCCCTCATCACGTTTAATACGCTCTCTGCTGTCTTTCCCATCGTTTTCTTTTCTCCTCCATCATATTTTGTCAGATCGTACTGGCGGATAAGTTTCATGCAGTTTTTCACGTAGGAAGACGATGTTGCATAGCCGTCAGCACGGATAGTCTCAAGGTACTTCTCAGGATCCGTGATCCCTTTCAGGTTTCGGTAACGGGGCAGCTGGATAAACTCGAAATAACCTTTGATTCCCTCTTCCATCGAATCGTATACACGGAAATTGTCACTGATCGTTGTAAGCGTTCCCGGTGTATATTCTTCCTGTGTTTTCATATTCACGGACTTTCCAGTCCATCTGCTGCCACACTTCAATCCGAAATAATTATGGTACTGGGATGAGAGCCTGCTCCCACCCCAGCCGGATTCCAGGACTGCCTGGGCAATCACGGGGGAATGTACCAGAATGCCGTATGCTGCCGCATACTTCTGCACATATCCGGCAACTCCGGAAATAAATTCATTCTTCGTCATCTTCTCCCTCACTTTCCGAACGGTCATGTAACTGTTCCAAAACCTCTTTGATCTTCTCCGGCACCGGAAGCCCCAGATGGGATGCATTCTCCAGAAGGCTCACACCCTCATTTGAAATGTAAAAGAAGATCACTGCGGTTCTCAGCACGCTGCCTGTCCCAACCACATGGATATCCAGGATATTTGCAATACCCACCAGCAAAAAGATCAGTACCTTACGGCAGATCCCCCTAAAACCGACCGCACTTGACAGCTTCCGGTCATTTACTGCACACATGACACCTGTAATGTAGTCAATGACCGCAAATGCGATCAGGGCATAGAGCAGACCGTCACAGCCCCCTAAAAAATAACCGAGCCATCCGCCTACTGCTGCAAACATGAACTGTACTGCATTCCAAAATTCCTTCATTGTCTTGTCCTCCTTCTAAATTTTTGTATGAAAAAAGCAGCCGCCCGTAATGGGGAGCTGCCTGATTCCGAAATTGTTATTCTTTTGTTTCCGTCAGAGTGTAGGTGATTTTCATTGTCTTATCTGCAGTCTTGATAACGGGTGATGCCAGATTATTGATGGTTGCAAGATACGGTGTGTATAAAAACAATTCTTTATAATTATAATATCTGCTTGAACTGTATACCCACTCCCTGAGCATGTAGGTCTTATACCTTGCCATCTGGTGTATTCCCCACGCACAGCTGCTCTGGTAACCGATACTGCCAATTTTTTGTGCCGGATGCCCGTCTTCAAAATACCATCCGTTGATCACGATATCATCATCCACGATATAGCTGGATTCATTACTGCTGTTGTAGGTATAATCCGTAACCCTTTCAAGATTGGCAACATTTGTAGTATCCAAACGGTACAGCTTGCGGTTATCACTTGATACACACATCAGCCACTTCCCGCTCATGCCGATACTGTAAAAATCACTCACCCCACTTGGCACTGAAATTTTCTGCGATGTACACCTACCATTCTCAACCTTATCCATATAGAATTCGTAGCTGACATGGTCGAACCGCTCAGAATTACTAGAGGTATATGAGTACTTTTGATTTGTCTTTCTTGCAATTCCATACCAACAACCATCTGCACCATGGAAAATATGACTTCTGATATTTGCATTATCCTCGTATGGACAGTCATACTCTCCTTTTGACGGAGAGCCTGTTCTATGGATCCAGTACGGATAGTGGCCTAAATCGATCTCAGTAGTCTCTGAAGCATCAAAAGCTTTCTGTGAAATGAGATTCTCTACAAGTCCGGCATGAAGATATTCCTCCGGCACCTTCTTAAGCAGAGCAGTCTTTGAATTATTTCTTGTGATCATCTCAAGCCTGTATCCGTCTTTGATACATTGCTTTAATGGCAGGATAGTAATGTCTGTATTCTCCTGCAGATACCGTACCAGCTGATCAGTTTTGGATTCCTCCACAACAGGATGCATTCCTTTTTTCATTCTATCCTGTTCAATAATAGAATGTTTATCATAGCACTGCACATAATAAAACTGGATTCCCTGTTCTTTCAGCCAGTCTGAAATATTTTGATAGGAATTACCCAGCTGTACCAATTCTTCTTCCGTTCTACGATCCAGTCTCTGATAATCTAATATCATATCTTTCGTAAATCCAAGAAGATCACCTTTTTCTCCAATATACAGATCGCTGTAATTCAGCGTTCTGTCAAAAGCATAAAATTGTGCTTTTGCATATGTTCCGATCAACTGGTCCCTAAATCCCAGATGGTCACCAAACCAATCAGTAAACTCACTTGTCCACGCATCATTTCTTTCCCCATCCTTCATCAATTTTGGGAAAGCCGCCAGTGTTCGGTTTTCTGTTTCTGAAACACTCTTCTTATAATTTGTAAATAAAAGCGGCAAACTTAGCATAATACAAAACAATGCAATAAAAATGATGCTTATTTTCTGTTTTAATCTATTGTCTTCCATGAATCTCACCAGTATTATTTTCTGTTTTCAGCATTTGGAGAAGTCTTTCAGATATTTTCAAATCAATTTTTCTTGCAAAATATGCACCGCTTTGCAGAATGGAATCATAATCACTCTCATCCAGTATTGCCGGAATACTTCCGTTTCGACACGACCAATCTGTGTATCTTAGATTATCGCATATAACTTTATCCTTCCAATAAGAGTTCATAAAAATAGTTTGAAAGAAAAACTCCTCCGGAATCACAGTATGCTTCATATCTATAATATATTTCGGATTTTCATCTATGTATTGTAGCACAAATTCTACTGCCTTCCTCGGCATTGAAACCCAAACCATTCCTTTGTAAATACTCTGGTATTCTCCTAATTTACTTCTCTTTCCCATCAGAATCTTCTGAATACCGTACGTTACAACATTACAAATTTTGACAGGTATTTTCCTGCTGTCCATATTGGCTGTAACAACTCTTCTTTCCAATCTTTTTTGAACTGATACAGCACAGTCTTCTATAGGAGTACAGGTCATGTAGATGGCATCGGTTTCATTAAATTTTTCATTAAATTCATTAACTGATCTTACCGGAACATCCTGTCCGGATATAATATGAACGTATGATACTCTATCGTCTTTCAGTGCTGTTTTCAACAACTCCATAATTGCAGCCAGATGATTATAACCACCCCATGTAATATTATAGTGTCTGCTAATATACAGATTGTCAAAATGATGTAGCTTTACCTTATTCAAATCAATATCCGATTTTTTATCAACATGAACAAATACCAGAAAATCTTTATGGGTATTCCTTATCAGTTCAATCAGCTGCTCTGTATCTTTGTATGCTGTAATGATCAGTGCCTGCAT